TACGACGAAGAGAACACCTACTTCTGGGGCGGTAGCCGCAGCTGCCGTACCTGCTCCCGTGCCCGCGATCGTGATCGCGATCGCTCCCACAGGGCACGCAATAAGTCGGCGGCATGACGAGCGACGGCGGAAGCGCCGGGACAGCTGGCGCGAACTTCCGCGTCGGGATCCCGACCCAATGTCGCGGCCAGGACGTCCCCCGCGAACACGCCGACCCGGCCGAGCCAGGCCGGCGCACCCACCCCCAGCCACGACAGCACGAGGAGACGCGCAATGCCTGACGCAGTCACCGAGACGATCACGATCCCGACTCCGCAACTTGCGCCGTTCGGACTGCCGATCACCGACCCCGAGTCCGTGCAGGAAGTGTGGGACACGTTCGTGAAGCCCGACCAGGACGCGGGCATCCCACAGTCGGTTGAGATGCGGGCGCTCATGGCGATCCTCCGCGCCGTGCACAAGGGCCTGACCGACGCGCAGCAGTCCCGGTGACCGCCCCGGCCGAGGACTTCGGCGACATCAGCTACTGCGGGGCATCCCGCTGCTGGGAGTGCGGGCGGATGGTGGCCCACAAGCCACGTGGCGGGCCGATGAAGCGCCACGCCTGCCGACTGCGCTGGCTGTCCCGGCAGCGGTGGAAGTCGTACCGGGACGGCTGGCATGAGGGCTACCGGTTCGCGGTGGAGAACTCCGACGACCCGGCTGTCCTGGCTGACGCAGACGACTACGGGACGGGCTGGGCCGGTCACATGCGCGTCGGGTACATCACGGTGCCGATCGGCGACCCCCGATGACCGCCCCGGCCGAGGATCCGCGCGGCGGGGAGGCGGAGTGCTGGTGCATCGCCTGCGAGCACCTCACCGTCCGAGCCCGCGAGGAAGCGGGCGACCCGATGGCCATGTTCGCCCGCCGGTTCATCGTCTGCCCCGACTGCGGCAACAAGCGGTGCCCCCACGCGACGCACCACAGCCTCCCGTGCACCGGCAGCAACGAGCCGGGCCAGCCCGGCAGCGCCTACGTCCAGGTGCTCGACCCGCCCCGCACCGTCGAGGAGGCGCGCGCTCGCATCCTCGCCGCTGGCAGGGGCGACACCGGCAGCGGCGGGGAGGGATTCGACCTCACCGCCGCCTGCGAGCCCGTGGCGCGGTCACCGAAGTCGGTCCGTCGCTTCGTCGCCCGCCCCGCCGGGGACCGTGCCCAGCCGACGCAGGAACTGCGGAAGGCGATCGCCAAGGCGGTCGCCATCGAGACGGACGAGGAAGACTGGACGACGTTCGACGTTGCCGACGCCGTCCTCGCCCTGCCCGCGGTCGCTGCCCTGCTCGACGCGCAGGCCGCCGTCAGCAGGGTGGAGGCGCTGCTGACGGCTGTGCGCGGCTACGACGCCGGGCCCGACGACCTGATGGACCGCTTGCAGGTCTCCATCGGCCAGGTCCGCCGCGCCCTGGACGGGACGACGTGACCGAGGCGGGCAGGCACCGGGGCGAGGGCCGCGTCCGCAGGCCCCCGGTCGTCACGCCCACCCCGCGCAGGGTGGCTGTGATCGCGACAGCTGCCGCCGTGCTCACCCTCGCCAGCGTCGTCGAGCTCGCGGTGTCCGTCGCACCGGACGCGAGCAGCGCGTCGCAGGTCACGGTGACGCGGGCCGAACGCACCACGGCGGGACCGCTGGTGCTGCCGACCGTCGGCGTCGTGGCACCGGCGATCGAGTCTCTGTACCCGACACCCTCAGCGGCCCCACAGCACACCGCCGCCGTGTCGAGGGGTACACGGACTAGCCAAACGGCACCCGAGGCCGTCAGCGGGGCGCTGGTGGCGATGGTGACCCCATCCGTGCAGACCGTCACTCAGCCACCGCAGCCAGTGAGCGAAGACCAGCCCGCCGAACTCACGCCGACCACTCCCCTGGCCGACCCGATCGCAGCAGCCGAGAGCGCGACACCGACCAGCGAGGAGCCCGCCGTGACACCCGAACCGACCGAGAGCCCCGTGACCGTGGACGTGACGGCGGAGGTGACGCCGTGAACGGGGAGCACTGCGAGACATGCGTGTGCGGACGACGCGCCCCCGTCCAGGCCAGTTACGAAAGCAAGGGCCGACCCCAACGCCCGGCGGGCACCGTCGCCTGGTGGGAGCACGAGAAGGCGTGGGAGGACTACGGCGCTCGATACAGCGGTCAGGACGCCGAGCGGATCGCTGAGCGTGGCGGCTTCGGCTACTGGGAGATGACCGACCACCTCGGGCACGAGCCGACGACGTGGAGCGTCCGATGACCACCGCCACCGTGGCCCCCTTCAGCGGCAACGCATACGCCGTCCTTCTCGCCATGTTCCTGGTCATCTCGGCCATCACCTGCGTCGGGTGGTGGGTCTTCGAACGGCGCAACGACAAGCGAGATGAGAAGGACGAGGTCCGTGACGAGCAGCTCGCCACCCTCGCCTACCAGATGCCGGCGCTGCTCGAATACCTCGGCATCGAGATCCCGCCGCCGGTGGTGGACGACTCACCGGAGGCGGAAGAAGAACATGCGGCTGGCCCGACCGGAAGCAGTCCGCTCGACGGACCCCTAACCCCGGTACGGGCCAGCGACGACAGCATACCGCCCGACGACGCGAAGACCGAGGAGTTCCCCGCCGTGCCGAGCACAGTTCCCGACGGGATCGCAATCCAGGTGCAGTCGGCGCTGATTGAGGCGCGGGACCTGTCCTCCGAGTTTCCGCACCCGGTTGACTCGGCTGAGCGGAAAGCCTTGAACGCGGCCGACATCGAGGAACGTCTCAAGCAGTTCAACTTCACCGGAGGGCGAAAGTGATGGCAACCGGAATGGCAAGTGCACGGCAGCGGTCCCTGAAGTTCCGCACGACCCTTAGCGTGCCCGCCGAGATTGCGAGTGTGCTTGTCAGCTCCGCCGTCATTCTCGGCGTACTGGCGCTCATTGGCGGCCTAGACCATGCCGACATCACGTACGTCGTCGGCCTGATCGGAGGTCAACTCGTCTTCTTGTTGGGCGCTTACAGGCGGCGGGATCGTGGGGGCGTCGGCGATGTGGACCAGCCTTGATCGGTGGACTTGCGGATCGTGCTCGCGCACCGTCGTGATCGACGGCAGCGACGACGACACCGCAGCGGCGATCACCGCAGTGCAGTGGCGGCATTTCCGCGCCCACAGAGACGCGGCGAAGGTGGGCAACAAGATGCGATCGGCCGAGCGGGAGAGAAGGGGAGCGGCGTGATGTACGAGTACAACGCGGTGATCAGAAGCGTGCACGACGGGGACTCCCTGAGAGCCGACGTCGATTGTGGCTTCGGGGTGTGGATCTCCGACATGGCACTACGCCTGAACGGTCTCGACGCCCCCGAACTCGGTAAGCCCGGTGGCATCGAGGCGCGCGACTTCCTGCGGTCACTGCTGCCCGTCGGCACCACGGTCACCATTCGCACCCACAAGGACCAGACCGAGAAGTACGGCCGGATGTTGGCCGAGATCTGGACCACGCCGGATCTGCCCACCATCAACGCCGACCTGATCAGCACCGGACACGCTGTGCCCTACGACGGGGGCAAGCGATGACCGAGCCGATCGCGCCACCGCCCGATCACGTGTGGACGGCCTGGCGATACGACCGCGCCCGGCGACGCTGGTACCGGCACTGCGAACGGTCCGTGAACTGCACTGCCGTGGAGAGCGTCGCCCGTGGGATGAAGCCGAAGAAGGGGAGCAAGTGAGCGCCGCAGCATGTCCGGTCTGCAACCGCCCGCAGGACGACGGCATCATGTGCCACCGCTGCTGCACCATCCTCGAGTACGAGCTCGGTGACCCGATCCAAGGCGTCGCAGCAATGGTCGCCGAACTCGACACCACCCTCGCCCGTCAAGGTCGCGGCGAACTCGGCGGCAAAGGTGGGCTCGCCAATCAGCGCGCGGGATTCCACGCCGGCGCCAGCATCGCCATCGGTGCGCTCAATAACACGCTGACCACCTGGGCCCGCGATGTCAGCGGTGAGACGTGGGAACCGTTGCGCCCGCGAGTCATCGTCGCCCGCTACCACGCCAACCCGCGACAGGGTCCGTTCTGCAACCAGTGCGATCACCCCACCTGCCACGGGATGCGCGTCCTCATCCCGGTCGACGCTGACCCGGTCATGGTTCAGGCCGCCGAGTATCTGATCGGCCAGATCGTCGCCATCCGCAGCCACCCCGATGCGTCAGGGCTGCACGACGAACTCGTGTCCTCCATCCAGCAGGCGCGCTACTCCGTCGATCGTGCCGCCAACCGGACCATCATCGAAGTCGGCCCTTGCCCCGAAGAGGACGAGGAAGGCGCGTGCTGCCCAGGCCAGGTGTTCGCGTTCATTCCCACCGAAGACGACCGGCCGAGCCGCATGGAATGCAAGGCCGACGCATCCCACAAGTGGACCGCGATTCAGTGGATGCGGACCGGCAAACGCATCCTCGACCTGATCGAGAGGCGCAAGCAGCAGGCCGAAGAGGCAGCGTGATCCTCGACCCGGCAACAGCCAGCATTGCGACGGGCGTACCGACCCGCACCATCCAACGGTGGGTGCTCACAGGCAGGATCACCGACCACGGCGACGGTCTCACCATTCGCGTCAATCCTGACGACGTAGCCGAACTCGACGCCATCCGCAACACGCGAAAGGGAAGACGCTTGCCCAACGGCAATGTAGTGGCGTAGCCTTTCAGGCAATCTGGTTGTGTTGTCGCCAGAGGAAGCCCCGACCACCTGCTGTGTGGCCGGGGCTTCTTGCTGTCCACGGCCCGCCGATTGGCCGACGCCCGGTGCGTGCGTGATTCGGTGGCGAGCCCGGCGCCGTTACTCGGGCACAACTTCCTGCGGGAGAAAGCCATGCGCGTTCCGTGCAGCACGGACGAGATGGCGTGGTTCCTCGCCGCTCTCATGCTCCTCAGCAGCGGCATCGGCATCCTCGTGACACTCCTGCGAGAAGGGTGAGCGGCGATGGCTAAGACCGTTGCGCCGATCAGCACGCTGGACGCCATCGACACCGACATCCGTGAAGCAGTCGCCGACCGCGAGGCTGCCTTCCGCAAGGTCATGGTCCGAGACGACGACACGAACCGTGCGGCGTTGGCTGAGGCGTGCGGCAAGGTCGACTCACTGCTCGAGATGCGACATGGGATGGCGCACGGCTGATGCCGTGGGCACGCAGCCGGCCATCTGCTGACAAGCGTGGCTACGGCACCGAACACCGCAAGGCCAGAGCAGCAGCGATAGCGCAGCTCGAACGTGCAGGCGTTGGCATCTGCTGCATCGGTGGCGAACGCATCTACCCCGGCCAAGCACTGCACCTCGACCACACGCCCGACCGCAACGCCTACCGCGGGCTCGCATGTGCTCGGCACAACCGCAGTGACGGTGCGAAGCGCGGCCGAGCGAGACAGAACGTCATACGGATGCGGCTCTGAGCGCATCAAAGCAAGACGCTTCTGGCTGATCCCCGGAAGTAGGAACCCCGAGTCTCCCGGCTCGGGGTTTCGTCGTTCCGGGAGAACAAGTGAACACACCCCGACGTCCTCGTCCATGCGAGATCTGCGCCAAGCAGTACGTGCCGACCTACCATCAGCAGCGCACATGCGGTCGGCTGTGTGGTGCCAAGGTCAATGCTCACACCCTGCGCGGAAAGCCGAAGCCCACCTCGTGCGCCGTCGCATGGCGCGAGTGCATAGTTTGCCAGTCCTGGATCTGCCGCCCCAGGCGCAGACTGTGCGGTAGAGCGTGCGAGCTAGCGCATGGTCGACGCCGCTTTAGTGAGCAGTTCGTATCGCAGGCACAGTCGACCACACTGCCGTGCAAAGACTGCGGCGAGGACTACACGACCCGAACAGCCAGCAACTGTGGCGTATGCAAGAGGTGTCAACGAAGACGACTCAAGGCGCGCTTCGGTAGCAGTGACCGCAAGCGGGCACGCTACTACGGCGTGCAGTACGAGCCCATCGACAGGCTCAAGGTGTACGAGCGTGACGGCTGGCGATGCGGGCTGTGTCACAAGCCGGTGCGTCGAGCCGTAAGCGCACCGCATCCACTGTCGCCCAGTCTTGACCACATAGTCCCGATAAGTGCGGGTGGCGATCACCTGTATGCCAACGTGCAATGTGCGCATTTCCTGTGCAATAGCGCGAAAGGCGATCGAGGTACGCCTCAACAACTCGCTCTCGTCGGTTGAGAGGGGTAGGGGGTCCGCCATCTGTGATCTTGATCGACTCCCGACCCGCGAGTGGAAAAACGCTCTCTGAAACCGTCGGAGGTCCCGCCGTGACTGAGGGGCTAGGGCCACGGGGTTCGCGTCTCTGGGAGGCGTACAGCGGGCTGGTGGACGGTCAGAGGGGCCTCGTCCTGCTAGAGGAGGCGTGCCGCATCGCCGATCGGCTGGACCGGCTCGATGCCTTGCTTGTCGGCGACACCGATGTGTGGTTCCGGCTGGTGCACAACACCCGTACCGAGGACTACGAGATCAAGGTCGACGCCGCCCTGACGGAGGCACGGCAGCAGGCGAGCGTCCTGCGCCAGTTGATCGCTTCCCTTCCGCTGTCAAAGGAGTCTGATGACCCTGACGGCGGAGATGCCTGGCTCAACGGCGTGTAGGCCGCGGTTCTTCACTCCTCGGGACGAGCAGTTCCCGACGCACGGCGGCGCGGTGGGCGAGGTGGCCCGCCGGCTGGGTGTGCCGCTGATGCCGTGGCAGCAGGATCTGGCGGACGTCGCATACGAGTACGACCCGGCGACGGGGCTGCTCCGGTACAACGAAATCGACGTCACGGTTCCGCGTCAGTCCGGAAAGACGACGCTGACGCTCGCCAAGAAGGTCTTCCGGCTGACGGCAATGGCCCGACAGCTGGGTCCGCAGCGGTCGACGTACACGGCGCAGAAGCGGCTGAACGCCCGGAAGAAGCTCGAGCGGGACTTCGCCGAACTGCTGCGCGGGTCGCGGTCGTTTCGGGAGATCACGAACGCGAAGGCTCGGCCGCAGAGGGCCACCGAGTGGCGGTTGTCGCTGAACAACGGCTCCGAGGCCATCCAGTTCGGCACGGGCTCGTTCCTCCAGATCGATACCCCGTCACGGACGGGCGGTCACGGTGACACGCTCGACGACGGCACGATCGATGAGGCGTTCGCCCACGAGGACGACACGGTCGAGGCCGGGATGCGGCCAGCGATGGCGACCCGGAAGAGTGCGCAGCTCTGGGTGATCTCGACCGCTGGTGACGCTCGCTCGAAGTACCTCTACCGCAAGGTGCTCGCGGGCCGGGCCGCCTCAGAGTCGGGGCAGCACGGCAAGGTCTGTTATGCCGAGTATTCGGCTCCCGAAGACGCCGACCCTGGTGACCCGGCAACGTGGTGGGGCTGTATGCCGGCGCTCGGCCGCACCATCAACGAAGACTTCATCCGGGGTGAGTGGGAGCGGGCGCAGCGCAAGGGCCAAGAGGGCATCGACATGTTCCTCCGGGCCTATCTGAACCTCTGGCCCGAGATCCCGGTCCTCGGCGATGAAGAGAGCGGCGGCGCTCTCGACATGGCGTCGTGGCTGTCTGAGGATCTGATTGACACCAAGCCGACGCTGACTTCACCAATCTTCGGGGTGGCAACCGCCCCGGACCAGTCGTGGTCGGCGATCTGCGCAGCGTGGCGACGACCCGACGGGGCAACGCAGATCCTCCTGGGGGATGACTACCGCCGCGATTCAACGTGGGTGGCCGATCGCATCGCTGAGCTCCGCGCCCGCTACGGCAGTCGTGTCCTGGTAGACGCCGCATCAAAGGGCCTCGTACCGGACGCGATCCAGACCACGGTTACCGACCGAGCCGTTGCTGACAACGCGCTAGCGAACGCCGTCAAAGCGGGCACCCTCCGCCACGGCAACGAGGCGGCGATGAACGTGTCGGTCAAGGCGGCCCGCTGGAAGAACTCTGGCGATACCCGGGTCTTGGACCCCAAGGGAAACACCGACATCTCGCCGCTGCGGGCTGCCGCACTGGCCGTACATGGCTTGAGCGTGGCCCCAGCCTCGGTCTACGAGTCCCGCGAACTGCTCACCCTCTAGGAGTCCCGATGGCCGGTTTCAGCGCATCCCAGTGGGTCGGGGTCTCGGAGAACCCCATCCCGTCGGGCTCGGTCACCGCGTCGGGCAATGGTGGCGCGGGGTCCGGCTACGGGGCGGCGACGTCGCTGCGGGCTCAGCTCAACGTGACCGCCGCCTCGGGTACGACGCCGACGCTGGACGTGGTGATCGAGGACTCGGTCGACGGCGGGGTCACCTGGAACACGGTGGGCACGTTCACGCAGAAGACGGCGGCCGCCCGTGAGGTCATCACCGTCACCAACCCGTTCGGTGACTCGCTTCGGGTGCGCTGGACGGTGGGCGGCACGACGCCGAACTTCACGTTCGCCGTGCACTGGGTTGCGCAGGCGTGACGACGCAGGTCTGCGATCAGTGCGGCCACGTCGACCCCCACGCGACCGGCGCGGTCGTCGCGATCCCGTTTCAGCCGAAGGGCACGACGACGCGGGTGCTGCTGGACACGCAGAAGTGTGGTCACACCGCGTGCTTTTGCAACTTCTACATCCCGCGGGATCTGCTGCCGTCTGAGCCGGCGCTGTGAGACAGGTCGTCAAGAAGCGCCTGCACTACCGCGTGATCGTGACGCTGAAGTCGGGCGCCGCGTTCGAGGGCGTCCTGTGGGAGCAGGACCGGGAGGCGCTGGTTCTGCGGGACACGCAAGCCATTCCCGGCCCTAATCAGGCGCCGGTTCCGGTCGACGGCGAGCTGCTGGTGTTCGTGGCCGATGTGGACTACCTACAGCGCCCCTAGTACCGCCTGGGCTTGGACAAGCGCCGTGAGCGCATCGAGCAGGACGTACCGCCCGTTGGGATCCCGGATCTCCTCAGGCGCGGCTCCTGGGAATTGCCGCTCAAGATCTGCTCTCGCCGTTTCGTAGGCGACCTCCAGCCGACTAACGGTGCTGGTCAACCGCTCGATCTGGCCTTCTGGCATCCATAAACCTTATCGGACGGGGGAACCGCGTGGCGATCCTGTCTAACGGGGACCTGTCCCTGATCGGCCTCGCCGACTCTTCGCCGCGCAACTACGCCCAGGCCACCTACTACCCGAGCGTTGGGCTGGGCCAGGCTGGCGGCCAGTTCGCCGCCTACGGCGAGATCTACAAGCGGCAACTGTGGGTCGCCACGCTGGTCAACAAGCTGGCGTATGGCACGGCCCGGCTGCCACTGAAGGTGTATTCGCGCACCGACGACTCCCGCACCGAGGCCCGTGAGACGCCGTACGCGAAGCTGATCCGCACCCCCAACAGCCAGCATGACCCGTTCTTCTTCTGGCTGCACATCGCCTCCACATTCGAGCTCTACGGCGAGGCGCTGCTACTGAAGGTGCGCCCGCGTCCGGGTGCGGCTCCGCTGGAACTGTGGCCGATGCATCCGAGCCGGGTGACGACGGCCCGCGCTGATGACGGCGGCTTGGTCTACCGGTACTTCTCTGGGTCGGCTAACGCGGCGTCCTACATCGAGTGGCCCGCCTCGGAGATCGTGCACTTCAGGTCGTACAACCCTGACGATCAGGTGCGCGGGTTGTCGCGGCTGGAGCCGCTGCGGGCGACGCTGCTGAACGAGGATGCGGCCCGGCGTGCGACGACGGCGTTCTGGAACAAGGGCGCCCGCCCCGGCATGGCGCTGAGCCACCCCGGTCAGCTGTCACAGCCTGCGCAGGACCGGCTCAAGGCGCAGTTCGACTCGATCGCTGCGGGCGCGGACAACACGGGGTCGACGGTCGTGCTCGAGGAGGGCATGACCCCGCAGGTTCTGTCCCTGTCCGCCGAAGAGGCGCAGTACATCGAGACGCGGAAGCTCAACCGCGAGGAGGTGTGCGCGGTCTACGACGTGCCTCCCCCGGTGGTGCACATCCTGGACCGGGCGACGTTCTCCAACATCACCGAGCAGATGCGGTCGATGTACCGGGACACGATGGCCCCTCGCCTGTCGCTGTACGAGGCGGTGCTTGATACGCAGCTTCGCCCCGACTTCGACCCGCGCGGTGACCTGTACGCCGAGTTCCTGATGGACGAGGTGCTGCGCGGTTCCTTCGAGGAGCGTGTGTCCGCTTACGAGGTCATGACCCGGATCGCCGGCATGACGCCGGGTGAGATGCGCAAGCGGGAGAACCTGCCGTATCTCGGCCCCGAGACTGACCAGCTCTACGTGAACGCGGCGACGATCCCGCTGGGTGCGATCCCGAAGCGGGTGGTCATGCAGGACGAGGCGCTCGTCGAGTTGCCGCCCGGTCAGTCGCTGCCGAGCAACCCGCCCCCGCCGCAGGCGGATGCGACTCCGGCGAAGTGCGTCGGCTGCGGAACTGAAGCCAAGACATCCGCCCGCCAGTTGTGCCGGGCCTGCGAGGGCAGGCGCAGTCGGCAGAAGGAGCAGCCCTGATGGATCTCGTGAAGAAGGCCGTTGGCCTCGTCGACACGGTGGAGACCGACAGCCCCAACGGCGCCTTCGAGGTGGTGCTCTCTGCCGCGACGCTCGACCGCGACGGTGAGGTCATCGACTCCCGCGCCTTCGAGCCGCTGCCGGACCACGTGCCGTTCGACATCGACCACGGCATGACCGTGCAGACCACCGTGGGTTCCGGTCAGCCGTACTACGCCGAGGACGGGTCGCTCCGTGTCAAGGGCACCTTCGCGTCCACCCCACTGGCTCAGGAGGTCCGCACCCTCGTTGCCGAGGGGCACATCCGGACCACCTCAGTGACGTTCATGGCCGCCGAGCGCGTCAAGGACGAGAAGAGCGTCGACCACGTCGTGCGTGCCGAGTTGCTCAACGGCACGTTCACCCCCGTTCCGTCCAACCGCGAGGCCGTCGTGCTGTCGGCGAAGGCGCTGAACGTGGCCGTGGACGAGAAGGTCGGCGCTCGCAACTCCGCGTCGGACGCCTCGAAGATCCAGAGCGCTCACGACGCGATGGTGGACCTGGGCGCCAACTGCCCCGGCGCGGCCAAGTCGGGCCGGAACGTCGCGGACATCTACTCCGCGCTGCGGGACGGCAAGGGGATTATCTCGCCGAACGAGGCCCGAGCCCTTGAGGCCAAGGACATCGCTCCCGAGGTGGAGGCCACCCCGGAGTCGCTCGCTCAGGCGGTCGACGCCACCCTCGACGAGGCGATGGTCCTGCTCGCCGACTTCGACACCTCCACGCTTCCAGCTGAGGTCGCTCAGGCGATCGCACTGCTCGTGGCCGCGGACAACGCGGTCGACGAGCTCCTGACTGTGATGGGTCTGGCTGACCCGGACGAGGAATCGGAAACCGCCGACGAAGCCGCCGGGGCCGCCGCTGATGCCGCCGCCCCCGCCGCCAAGTCCGCCACCCCCGAGGACGTCCTGGCCCGGCTGGCCATCGCTGAGAACGCGGCCCGGCTCGCGTTCGGCGCCTAGCGCCACCCGCACCGCCTCCCTTCCGCAGACCAACCCCTGAAAGGGGTCATCAGTCATGCCCACCATGAAGCAGCTTGAGGACCAGGGCCGCGTCCTCCTCGAACAGCAGAAGTCGCTGGTCGAGGACACGTCCCGCAACTGGTCGGAGAAGTCCGACGAGTACACCGCCCGCGAGGCCGACATCAAGTCGATCCTCGAGCAGCACCGCGCGCTCAAGTCGGTCAACTCCGACCCGTTCGGCGAGAACGGCGCGACCGCTGCCACCGAGGCCAAGCCCGAGGCGCCCAGGTCCATCGGCGAGGCGTTCACCTCGTCCAAGGGCTACCAGAACGCGATCAGCACCGAGGTCAAGGGCTCCCAGTTCACCACCGGGGCCGTCGAGATCGACACGAAGGCCACGCTGACCACCGCTGCCGGTGGCGCCGGCCTGGTGCAGCCGCAGTACCTGCCCGGCGTGCTGCCGCTGCTGTTCCAGCGGCTCACCGTCGCCGACCTGATGCCGCAGGGCGCCGCGTCCGGCAACTCCATCATCTACATGCGGGAATCGGCGGTCACCAACTCCGCCGCGACCGTCGCTGAAGGTGGACTGAAGCCGGCGTCGGACTTCAACTACGCGCAGGTCACCGAGACGTTCAAGAAGATCGCGAACGTTCTCAAGATCTCCGACGAGATGCTTCAGGACGTTCCCTACGTCCAGTCGCAGGTCAACGGCCGGCTCGTGTTCTTCGTGCAGCAGAAGGAGGAGCAGCAGCTCCTCTCGGGTGCCGGCACCGGCTCGGAGCTCCTGGGTCTGCTCAACCGTTCCGGTCTGACGGCAGCGCAGGCCAAGTCCACGGACTCGGCGATCGACGCGATCTACAAGGACATCACCAAGATCCGGGTGAGCGCCTTCGTCGACCCGTCGGCGATCGTCATGCACCCGACGGACTGGCAGAACATCCGGCTGCTGAAGGACGCCAACAACCAGTACTTCGCTGGCGGCCCCTTCACCGGTGCGTACGGCGTTGGGGGCGGCGGCATGAACGACCGCACCATCCTCGGCAACGACGGAGCGCTGTGGGGTCTGCCGGTGGTCGTCACCACGTCGGCCACCGTCGGCACGGCGATCGTGGGCGCGTTCAACACCTGCGCCCAGGTGTTCCGCAAGGGCGGCATCACGGTGGAGGCGACGAACTCCAACGAGAACGACTTCCTCACCAACCTGATCGCGATCCGCGCCGAGGAGCGTCTCGCCCTGGCCGTCTACCGCCCGGCCGGCTTCAGCACGGTCACGGGCCTCTGATCGCCGTGCAGACGACGGTCAACAAGGACGGGTCGGTCACGACCACCAACGACGACGAACACCCCACCGGGGTCGAGTCGCCGGAGGCGAAGGTCGTCGAGTCGGACGAGAAGCCCGCAGCGAAGACGCGGTCTCGCGCCGAGAGCAAGTAGCTCCACTCCCCCGGCCCGGACTACTCCCCGGGCCGGGGGAGCCCAACTTGAGGAGGTTCCGTGTCTCTGCCCACGCTCACGGACCTCCGGGCCCAGACGAACATCACGTCCACCGCGGACGACGACGAGCTCCAGGAGCATCTGGACGCCGCGGTCGACGTGGTCACCGGCATCGTGGGTCCGATCGACGTCCCAACGTCGGTGACGGAGACGCACTACAACGTGCAATCGGATGTGCTGGTGCTGCGCCGAATGCCGGTCGGCTCGCTGGTGTCGGTGTCGTCGCGCTATGGGGCTGTCACGACCCCGCTGCTGCTGTCGGACTACGAGCTGGACCCGGCTACGGGCCTGGTTCGGCTGGCAACTGTTGGCCGGTTCTACGGCACGTACACAGTCACGTACACGTCGGGCCGAGACGACCTGCCGGCGGCGATCCGGCTGGCGGTGTTGATCATCGCCGAACACCTTTTCGAGACTCAACGTCGTCCCGGCTTCACAACCGACGCCCCGGCCGGTTTCGGGGGCGCTGACGGCATCCCGGACGCGACGAACCCTGTCGGCACCGGCTACGCGATCCCGAGCCGTGCGCAGGACCTGTTGCAGCCCTACATGATGCCGAGGATCGCGTGACCATCCTGTTCGGCGTCACGGCCGCTGCGGTGGATGCGCTGCGGGACACGATCCGCGCGGCGCTGCCGATGCCCGACGCTCCTGACGGTGTGGCCGTGTTCGACGGCCCCGCCCCGGAGCGCGCCTATGCACCTCGGGCGGTCACGATCGCCGCGGCGTTCCAGGACGATCAGGACGCCGTGGCGGTGGAGCGCACCGAGTCCGGCGCTGGTCCGACGATCATGGAGCGGCTGACGGTTGCCGGGTCGGTGTACGCGGGCGGCGGCAACGTGGACGTGGACGGCTACCGCGATGAGGCGGGCGTGATCCTGACGGCGATCGAGGACGCTCTGCGGGCTGACCGGACGCTGGGTGACGTCGTGGCCTTGGCCCGTCTGGCGTCGGCGCAGTGGTTGCAGGGCCGGGACTCGAAGGGCACGGGCGTGTCGATCGGGTTCACCGTCGAACTGGTGTCGCTGGCATGAGCGAGGGCCCCGGCTCCGTTCAACTCTCACAGCTCGCCCGGGACCTGTACCGCATGGGTCCCGCCGGTCGTCGTCGTCTGGCTAAGGCGTTCCGGGAGGCAGGTCAGCCGTTGGAGGCCGACGCCAAGTCGCGCGCCTCCTGGTCCTCGCGCATCCCCGGGGCGATCAAGGTGTCGCCGATGACGGGCGCTGGTGATCGCGTAGGAGTGCAGTTGCGTGTCTCTGCCGCGAACGCCCCGCACGCCCGCCCGTACGAGGGTGGCGGGCAGGGCGGCTCGTTCCGTCACCCCGTGTTCGGCCGCAACCGATGGGTCACACAGGCCACCCGCCCTTACGCCTGGCCTGCCGTGAAGGCAGCCGGCGACCGTATTCAGCCGGCGATCGCAGCCGCTTACGAAGACGCCGCACGCGAGTGCGGTTTCCACTGACCCCAAGGAGCATCCCCGTGGCCCTCATGCGTGCCCGTCACAACGTCCTGAACGTCGTCGCCGAGGTTCCAGACAACGACTACTACCGCGACAAGGGCTGGGCGAAGGTGTCCGATGACACCCCCACCACCGTCGAAGCGAAGCTTCAGGAAGAGGGCGACCGCTTCCTCGGCGTCGTCGTCTACGACCCGTCGGCGCACAGCGTGGAGGACGTGCAGGCGTACCTGGCCGACGCTCCCGAGGCTGAGGTGACCCGGGTGCTACAGGCCGAGCGCGACGGCAAGGCCCGCAAGACGATCCTCGGCGACGAGGGCTAGTGCAGCAGGTCGTATGCCTGCGCGAGTAGCCACACCCCGATCAGAACCAGCCCGATAACCGTCAGGACGTACATAAGTCCGGTGTGCTTGGCGATGCGAGCCAGGTGCGCGGTCTGCGCGGCCTCCTGCTCGTGAATCTGGTGCAGCCAGTCGAGTTGTTCCTGCTGCGCCTGCTCGGACCGATCCGTGTAGCTCACGCCCGCATGGTCCGGTAGCGCCCCCCCGCTGTCTAGCTAGACACCCCCTCATTCTCGGCTCCGCCTCCGGTGGCGCCGCGCTCCACCCTGCCCACCACCCCACCACCCCACCACCGGAGGAACCCGGCCATGCCCGCAACCGCCATCCCCCAGTCGCAGCGCTTCTTCCAGCCCGGCGTTGTCGGCATCCTGTTCCTGCCGGCCATCGCCGCCACGACCGGCATCCCCACCACGTCCGAGGTGACCGCCGGCACGGACCTGACCCGTGAGGTCGACGACTGGTCTGGCTGGACCGTCTCGACGGCGTTCCTCGAGACGAAGGACGCCTCCACAGTCATCCGCCCGCAACTCGCCGGGGCGGTCACCTTCGAGGGTTCCTCGCTGACCTTCAACGGCTCGAAGAACGGCACCGACGCCCGGACGATCTTCACCCGCGGCCAGTCCGGGTTCATCATCATCGGTGACGCCGGTGTGGCGACCGGCAAGAAGGCCGACGTCTACCCGGTGACCGTGGGCGCGGTCGCAAAGCTGCGCAACCTGGACTCGACGAACTTCAAGGTGCGGGTCGACTTCGGCATCACGAACGTGCCGTTCGAAGACATCACGATGCCGTGACCTCGCTCCGGGAACGCATCGAGGCGAAGGCGCGTCGCACGGTTTCGCTGCCGATCCTGGTCGACGAGACCGAGACGGCGACGGCTGCCGTCACAGAGACCCTGCGGCAGCTGCAGAACCACCAGCGCACCGCCCCCGACGAGCCGGACGAGGCTTTCCGGGCGGAGGAGCAGCGCCTGCGGGATGCCGTGCAGGACGCGGTGAAGGCTCAGCAGGATCTTGTCGTTCATGTCAAGCTCCGCGCGCTGCCGGCGGACGAGTGGGAAGCCGTGTTCGGCGCGGTAGAGCTCGACGAGAACGGCGAAGCGGACCTCGACGAATGTCGGGCTGCGGTACTGGCCGCTTGTTGTGTGGATGAGGATCTGCGCGACGAGCAGTGGTGGGAGCAGCGGCTGTCCACCTGGACCAAGGGCGAGAAGATCGCGGCCGACTTCATCCTGCTCGACCTGAACCTCGGAGCGCCCGCCCGGTCTCCGGGAAAAGGCTGAGGCGCGACCAGCTTTACGCCGATCGGATGGCGTACTGCGGGCCGCGCGGCATCGAACTGGCCGCTTTCCTTCGCTGGTCGGAGGCGTCCCAGCGCGCCGCCCTCGACTGGATGAAGTTCGAAGGCCAGCGCTGCAAGAACTGCGGCACCCACCCCGACGAATGGGCCGAGGACCAGTTCGCCTACCACGCCCACCTGACGCAGTGCAAAGGCTGCCAGCGGCAGCAGGGCCTCTCGGAAGCGAGCAGGTCGGGCACAGAGCGCGGCGTGTTCGCCGTCATGGCGCACGGTCCAGCGGCTGTGTGCCCGCAGTGCCGACCGGACGACGATGACGACTGAGAGGGGTTCGCTGGATGGCGCTCTCCCGCGACGTCGTCATCCGTCTCCTGGGGGACGCCAGTAGCGCCGTAGCCGCCACGAAGGCCGCCGCAGATGCCGCCGAGGTGTCCGTGGCCGCCTACCGGAAGGCGGAGCGGGAGCAGCAGCGCCAGCAGGCCGCGGAGAAGGCTGCGCTGGAAACCCGCCGTCAGGCCATTCAGGAGGCCAGTCAGAGCGCCGTGATCCTGGGCGGGGCGATGCTGGCCGCATTCGGGATCGCCGCGAAGGCCGCGATGGACTTCGACAAGTCCATGTCGGCGGTGGGTGCGGCGACGATGGCGAACGCCGAGCAGATGGGCCAGCTTCGGCAGGCCGCGCTCGATGCTGGCGCCGCCACCATGTTCTCGGCGACGGAAGCCGCAGACGCAGAGACCGAGCTCGCCAAGGCAGGCCTGAACACGGCCGACATTCTCGGCGGGGCGCTCAAGGGTGCACTTGACCTCGCTGCGGCCGGTCAGCTCGACGTCGCCAGCGCGGCCGGGATCGCGGCGACGACGCTCAAGCAGTTCCAGTTGTCCGGCAGTCAGACGTCCCATGTCGCGGACCTGCTGGCCGCTGGTGCGGGTAAGGCGCTGGGCTCGGTGCAGGATCTGTCCGAGGGCCTGAAGTACGTGGGACCGGTCGCGCACGGCATGGGCGTCTCTATCGAGGAGACCACTGGCGCGCTGGCCCTGTTCGCATCGAAGGGCATCCTCGGCGAGCAGGCGGGCACGTCGCTGCGCGGCGTCATCTCTTCACTGTCGTCCCCGTCGATGGAGGCGCAGAAGGAGCTCGACAAGCTCGGCATCTCCGTCTTCGACGCACAGGGCAAGTTCAAGGGCTTGGGCGGTGTCGCGGGCGAACTCCGGGGCGCGATGTCGGGGCTGACCCAGGAGGAGCGTTCCGAGGCCCTGGGCCGCATCTTCGGCAATGCCCAGCTGACGGCGGCGCAGGTGCTGTATGACGCGGGCTCCGAGGGCGTCAAGAAGTGGACCGATGCGGTCAACGACTCCGGATACGCACAGGAGCAGGCCGCGCGGCTCACGGACAACCTGGCCGGCGACATCGAGCGCCTAGGCGGGTCGATCTCCACGGTGCTGATCGACGGCGGGTCGAAGGCCACCGGCGTGCTTCGGTTCTTGGTGCAGGCCGCGACGGATGGCGTTAACTCGATCGGCACCCTGCCGGGACCGTTGCAGGCGGTCGGCATGGGCCTGCTCGGCGTGGTCGGTGGGGGCACGCTGCTGCTGGGCGCGCTGGGCACGATCATCCCGCGGATTCAGGAGGCCCGGGCGGCGCTTGAGGCTCTCGGCCCGGCCGGGGTGAAGGCCAACGGCGCGTTGGGGATGGTCGGCAAGGCTGGCGGTGGGGCCGCACTGGCGCTGGTGGGCATCACGTTGCTGTCGGACGCCTTCGATGCGATGCACCCGCCGACGGAGATCGTGACTGCGGACGCCACCGAGTTGACGCACAGGCTCGAGGAGCTCGGCGGCTCGTCGGCGACACTGTCAAAGGCGCTCCGTGAGACCGGCTTGGACGAGCTGATCGATCAGTTGAGCATGACCGAGAACCACACCTACGACACCATCACGGGCTTGGGTGACCTCGGCAAGGCCGCGGGCATGACCAACCTGTCCTTCGGGATCATGGAGGACGCGGCGCAGCACGCCAATGATGGCTTCAAGCAGGCGCAGCAGTCCATCAAGGACACCGATTCGGCGCTGGCTGGAATGGTCAACGGCGGCAGCGCGGAGGCTGCGGCCAAGGCGACGATGCGGCTTTACGACGCCTGGACGAAGGCTGGTGGCACCGCGCAGGAGTTCAAGGAGAAGTTCCCCGACACAGTCGCCGCGATGGAGGCGTACTCGGCCACCAGTCAGACGGTGGTCAGTGACACGGGTGAGATCACGACTGGTCTGGGTGAGGCGGCGTCGGCGGCCGACATTCTGAAGACCGCTCTCGACACTCTGAACGGCGCGCAGATCAATCAGGTCGCCGCGAACATTGCGTGGACGCAGACGCTCGCCGACCTCAAGATCGCGGCGGCCGACGGGTCCAAGAGCCTGGATCTGAACACGAAGGCTGGCGCGGACAATGCGGCGCAGTTCGTGGACGCCGCTAAGAAGGCCAGCGATTTCTCGCAGGCGGTCGCCGACACGAAGGGGCTTGAGGCCGGCCGCGCGGCTCTCGGTGGTTTCCGCGACGCCCTCGTCGAGCAGGCCGTCAAGGCGGGGTTCTCTCGCGATTCGGTCATCGGGCTGATCGACACGATCCTTCAGGTTCCGAAGGACACCCCGACTGCGGTCACTCTGCATGACCAGGCGACGCCCGGCATCGAGGCCGTGAATGCGTGGCTGGATCGGGTCAACGGGAAGACCGCAACCACCACGGTGACCAACAACGTGATCACCGTGTTCAAGCAGCTCGGGCAGCCCTACAAGGAGACCGGATCAGGCGGCAACCCGATCGGCCTGCCGCCTGTTCGTGCAGCCGGTGGCCCAGTGTGGCCCGGTCAGCCGTTCCTCGTCGGCGAGAAGGGTCCAGAGCTCGTGCAGTTCGGCGCCTCTGGATTCGTCACTCCCCACGACATGACGAAGCGAGCCATCGCCGCGGGGTCTGGCATTCCCGTGGGTTCCGGTGGGGCGTCTAGCACCGTAGGCCCAGCCATCGACTACGACCGACTCGCCGCTGCCGTGTCGGCTGGATCTCGGGGTGGCGTGAGCATCGGAACCATCGTCACGCAGAAGAACGAAACCGGCTATGAGCTCGCGCAGACCCTCGCGTTTGATGGGCGCACCCGATGAGCGACACCGCGGTCACGTGGGGCGGCATCACTGTCGGCGGTGGCGGCGACTACCACGTGGAGGAGATCACCGGCTGGGACGACCTGCCCGACATCACCTCCTACGACCAGGCGCGCAGCCGCGGGCACGGTGACCACACAGGTAGCCAGTTCGCGCGGGCCCGCATCGTCACTGTGTCCGGCAGCATCGCCTCCCCGTCGGCTCGTAACGCGCTGGCGCGGACGTTGATCGGGGCGTCCACGGTCGAGACGGATCTGCTCGAGGATCTGACCATCGAGACGTTCGGTCAGGCGCTGACCGCGAGCGCCCGGCTGATTCGCCGGTCGCTGCCGGTGGGCGACAACTACGCGGCCGGCTCGGTGCCCTTCGCCCTCCAGTGGAAGTGCCCGGACCCCCTGCGTTACGCGGCGCCGCAGCCGCCGATCTCGACGGGTCTGCCCACGTCGGCAGGCGGCCTGGCGTATCCGCTGGTGTACGGGCTGACCTATGGCGCTGCTGGCACCCCCGGTCAGGTGACGTTGACCAACACGGGTACGGCTGCGGCGCCGTTCGTGGCGATGGTGACCGGCTCCCTGCCCAGCGGCTTCGAGGTGTCCTCGGGTGGTCAGCGCATCCGGTACGAGACGGTCGTGTCGGCCGGGGAGACGCTGACGATCGACACGGGCGAGGGTACGGTGCTGGCGCAGGGGACGGCGGATCGTCGGGCGAATCTGACGGTGGCTGACTGGATTCAGGTCCCGCCGCTGTCGACGATCACGCTGCAATTCACCTCACTGGGTGGAACCTTCGACCCGGCGGCGACGCTGACTGTTCCGGCGTTCCGGTCCGCGTCGTGGTGACGGACTAGAGAGCGCTTCGGCAACGTCCGGGGCGCCATAAATCGTTGCCGTGCGCCTGTGAGAGTGCGCAATGCGGGCAGGTCGGAGGCGGCAGCGGGCCGCGCGGTAATGCCGCCGCGATTGTCCGACGCACGTCGTCGGGCAATGCCCGCATCACGTCGTCATGCGTCACGAGACCGTCCATGACCAAAGCATCCCACCCCGCCCGACGAGATGAGGTGCTTTTCGAGTGGTGACCACGTCCCTGCTGATCGGGGAGACTCGCACGGGCCGGATCACCGACACCCTGACCGGGGATGAGTTGCCGACCGGGCTGCGCTGGTCTGCGGTCCTCAACAACTCGGGGTCGATCGACTCGGTCACCATTCCGTCCTCGGTGGTGACCAAGTACGACCTGCGTCAGAAGACCTTCGGCGAACGCTGCTTCCTGGCAGTGGAGGTGGACGGCCGGATTAAGCAGGCCGGGCCGATCAAGTCGCGGTCATGGGACTGGGAGAAGGGCGAGCTCACCCTGGGGGCGGCCGGCATCTGGTCGCTGATGGACAAGCGGGTCATCTACGACGACGCCGACTTTCCGAGCGGCCTGCGCACGTTCTCCGGGGTGTCCCTGGGCGGGCTGGCGGTGTCGCTGGTGTCGCACATGCTCAACGCGGTCCCACCCTTCACGAACCTGCCGATCGTGCTGCCGGCGATCGAGACGGGTGACCACACGGAGTCGTTCGCTCGGTGGGAGTTGTCCCGTTACGGGGAGCAGATGCGGCAGATCACGCAGCGCGCCACCGATGCCCCGGACATCCGCTTCGAACCCCGCCGCACCGCCGCGGACTCGCGCTACCTCGAGTGGGTCATGGAGGTCGGCACGGAGGTCGCGCCGAGCCTGAGCCAGGGGGGCCCGGACTGGGTGTTCGACGCCTCCGCCCCGAAGTCGTCGGTGCGCGGAATCTCCACCGACGAGGACGCCTCTGGCATGGCGACGGCCACGTGGGTGACGGGCACCGGGATGGAGGCGGACATGAAGCTGGCGCGCGGCTTCGACGACGGCACGCTGCTGAACAACGGGTGGCCGTTCATGGAGGTCGACGAGTCGCACTCCACCGTGGACGACAACGCGATCCTGACCGGCTACGCCGAGGCCCTAGCGGTGCGGGCCGCCCGACCTATCGAGGTGTTCAAGGTGCAGGTGTCGGCGTCGGCTGCGAACGAGGTGCTGCCCGGTGACTACTGCCAGGTGATCACCAAGGGCGACCCGTGGCTGGGCGACATGGACCGGCTCATGCGGGTCCGGCAGGTGTCCGGCGATCTGTCCGACGTCGTGACACTGGAGATGTTCCCGCTGGCTGGCCTGCTGTGACGCAGGAGGCCGGCACCCCGGCAGGGTTCTGGGACCGCGTCGAGCAGATCGCCAAGAAGGTCGTCAACGACTACGTCCGCGCCGGCCTGCTGAACAGCGCCTCAATCTCCAGTGGTGGCCTGACTATCAAGGGCGGTTTCCTGCGCTTCCTGTTTCCTGCCTCCCTGGGCAGCGGCCTGGCCGCCTTCTTCGGGGACATCAAGAACGAGGCCGACGGCAGCTACCTCGGCACGGGGCTTCTGATTCAGGACCAGAACGGGCGTGACATCGCACAGCTCCGCACCGACGACGCCACCGGGACGACGGTGATCATGCTCAACGACGCCCAGGGCAACAACGTCATCTCGACGTTCAACGCGCCGATGGGCCTCAGCCGGCCGCTCCTGCAGGGTGGCTTTGTGCCGACCCGGTTCGCCGACTTTACGGTGGCCACCACCTCGGCGACGTTCGAGACGCTTTTCCGAGGCACCCTGTACAAGCAGAACCCAGCCATGTTCGTGCGGACGGCCGCGTCGATGGACACCTCCGGGACCACCGGGGAGCTACGCGTTCTCGTCAACGGAAACCAGCTCGGGTCCGTCGCCACGGTCGGGTTCACTGTGGGCACCTTCGACTTCGGCACAGCAGTCATTGCCGGTGCACACATGGACTTCCTCAACGTGGAGATCCAGGGTCGGCGCACCGGCGCCACCGGTGCCCTCCGGGTCGCCCCCGGCACGTGGATAGGGGGCAGTCTCTAGCCGTTCACGATCGAGAGGTCGGGAGCGCCCGGGCCGGCTGGTGGTGCGGCGGGCGGCGGGGCGACAGGCGGCTCCCCGGGATTCACCCGGGGCGGTGCAGGCGTGTACTGGCCGTCCTCGCCTGTAGTGCCGATCGACTCGGGGTCGACGACTGCCGGCTGGGGTGCCTGCGGTTCGGGTGTGGTCACGGCCCCAACGGTAGCGGCCGACACCTGCGGCGCGGGCGGCTCGACTGCAAGCGGCGGGGTCTCCGCAGGCACCTCGACCGATGCGATGGCCGGCGCGTCGGTGGTCGTCGCTGCGGGCGTGTCCGATGGGGCCACGTACACGGACTCGTCGGACGTGGGGTGCACGTCGCCGCCGATCGCTCCGGACGCAAACGCGCCACCGACGCCGAGCGCCAGAACTCCCGCGACGCCTGCGCCGACGACCGGCAGCGACAACTTCCTCACGACTTCTCCTTCAGTAGCGGACTGCTCACCGTAGCGGCGGCCGTCAAGTTTCGGAACTACCTACTTCACAGAGGAGCGCCGCCGCATGGCAGATACAGCAGACGGGCCGGGCTGGGATCTCGCCTACTACGGCGAGCAGCTACCAGAGGTCCAGGCCCGGTCCGCTGCCCAGGGCCTCCGATTCCGGCAGGTCATCACCCCCGACGGATTCGAGCAATGGGTCAAGTGGGCCAATGATGAGGACGCCGCCTGATGGCGAATGCTCTCGGCACACCCGGCGGCGTCGTCTCCGACGAGAACCACCGGCTCGCCATCGCCGCCATGATCGCGGCCGGGACCACCATCCTGGATGCGCGACTCGGTGTCCTCGTGGGCCCCGGCACGACCGCCCTGGTCACCGGCACGTCTGCGACCGGCACCATGACTGTGGGCATCGCCGCGCACACCGTCGTGTCCTCCCGCTCCACCGGAGACGGCGCGTACCTAGGTCCGACGCTGGAAGCGGCGACGACGGTCAACATCGCGGCCGCGCCCGGCTCCAACTCGCGCATCGACGTCGTGTACGCCAAGCAGAACGACACGGGCAGCACCGTCAGCCCCGACACGGGCACCACTCAGCCGCTGTACGGAGTGGTCACGGGCACCGCATTGGTGTCCCCCACGAAGCCTCCGATCCCCGTGGGCGCGGTGGAACTCGCAACCGTCCAGGTCGCGGTCGGCGCCACGTCCACCAACGGCGCCGGGGTGACGATCACCAACACGATTCCGCAGACCGTGGCGCGCGGCGGCATCCATCCCGTCCGCTCCACCGACGCCACAGCCGGCGCCTACGTCGACCAGTACCGCGGGCACCCGACGCGCGGCCTCGAGCGATGGGACGGCACCCAGTGGACGACGGCGAACCCGTTTACCTGGACGGACCTGCTGCGCTCCACGTCGTACAACTACACGCCCCCCACCGGCTCGTCCTACGTCGACCTATCTTCGGGGAACTTCACCGTCAGCAACTTGCCGCCGGGCCGTGAGATCGAGTTCGAGTGGAAGGCGCCGCTCATCGCCGCGTCCACGAACGCGACACTGGTCCTGCGGATGCTGATCGCCGGCACACAGGCGGACACGAACGTCTTCTCAACCAGCACCGCGCCGATGTTCGGTCCCGGCCGGCTGACCGGTTCCGCGGTGATCCCGTCGGGCGGGTCAGTGCTAGTGCAGGTGCAGGGCTTCAACGGCGTGGGTGCCACGGCCACGCCGATCCAGGCGGGTACCGCGTTCGCCGCCTCAGGCGCCGTCGTCCTCCGCTACCGGGTCCGGTGATGGCTATCACCGGCCCGGACATCTCACATCACCAGACCTCGGCGGACTTCGCCGCCGTCGCTCGGGCCGGGCATCAGTTCGTCGCCCTGAAGGTCACCGAGTCGACCAACTACGTGGACCCGACGTTCAGCGCGCGTCGTGCCGCCGCGCACGCGGCCGGGCTGGTGGTTGGTCTGTACCACTTCGCCCGCGCAGGGAACGCCGCGGGCGAGGCTGCCTGGTTCCTCAAGCAGCTCGGTCAGGTGCAGCGCGGGGAGTTTCTCGTCCTCGACTGGGAGGTGCCCGCAGCCGATCCGGTCGGCTGGTGCCGCGCGTGGCTGGAGGCGGTGCGCGCAGCGACGGGGATTCGGGCGCTGATCTACATGAACAGCACCGCCGAGCGCGGCTCCAACTGGTCACCCCTGATCGCCGACTACGGGCTGTGGCTCGCGAAGTACGACGGCAGCCAGGCGCAGACCGCGGTGACGCACTGGTCCGCGCTGGCCATGAAGCAGTACACGGACAAGGGCACGGTGCCAGGAGTCCCCGGCCCCTGCGACGTGAACGTGTTCTACGGGACCACCGACCAATTGCGCGCCTATGGCGCGGGAGGAGACGACATGCCCACTGCCAAGGAGATCGTCGATGAGCTGATGAACCGGCCCATCGACTTCACCTACCGAGACCCGGCAACCGGCGCCGGTAAGCCCTCGAGTACCAGCGTGCGCCAGCTGCTCGCCGACCTGTACGCGCAGACGTTCTGGGGCATGGGGTCGGTCGACTGGGGGCCGGGCCTCGCTTTGCAGCTCCGGGACCTGGTGGCCGCCGCTCATTCGGGCGCGGCGATTGACCCGGCTGCCATTCAAGCGGCGGCGAGGGCCGGTGCCGAGGAGGCCATTGCGCAGGGCGTGGACGTGAACGTCAACGTCGGCGGCAGCAAGCCGGCCAGTTCCTGACCGGCCGGGAAGCGTCCGGTGGATTGGCTCGGGGCGCTCCCGATCGGACAACTGAGCGCGGGGGCTCTGCTCGCCATCGTGGTGCTGGCGATCCTGCGCGGCAATCTCGTGCCCCGGCAGCAGTTGCTGGACACGCAGGCCGACCGGGACAAGTGGCGGGAGACGGCCGAGAAGTCGCAGGCCATTCAGACGCAGCTCGGCATTTCGGTCGAGAAGGTGCTCGTCGCGGTGGAACTGACCAATCACGCCATCTTGGACATCCGTGAGTTTGCTCGCCGCGCGGACGAGCAGGAGTCGCCGTGATGTGGCCGTTCACCCGTCGCCGTCCTGCGCGCCCTTCCCCGGACGCGGTAGCGGCAGCCGCACATGCGGACCGTGCCTTGATCGACGCGAAGAATCTTGACGGCAAGGTTGATCGGGCTGTCGAACTAGCGGCGGAGATTAAGCGCGTGAATCACATCGCCCTGGCCGTGGCGAAATCCATTCGGGGAGTTTGAGTGACCAGGTTCTACGCGCAGCCCGCGTTCTGGCTGTACTTCGCGGGCTGGCTGCCGTACACGCTGCACGTTCTGGTGTACGGGCTCGGGTCGCCGTGGTGGCGGTCGGAGATCGGCCGGGCGTTCTTCCTGTCGAAGCTGGCCTTGTGCCTGGTGTTCTCGCTGGTCCTGACTGTGTTCCTGTTCGGCCAGTACGACGGGCTGCCTGCGGTGCGCGCCGTCCTGCTGGGGCTAGTCGCGTGCGCAGCCTGGTATCAGCTGTCGGTGACCGTCCGCGTTCAGCGGCGGCCCCACCTCGATGAGGCTTCCCACCGCCGCCGCAGTACCGACGTCTAGGCCAGGGCGGCTAGCGCCTTCTCGTACTTGACCGCCAGCCGTTCCCGGGTCGCCTCGTCCAGCAGTGCCACCCGCTCAGGGTCCGTGTTGCTGGCGATGTCAGCCAGCTTGACCCGCAGCGCGATCGGGTTTGTCTTCACGCGGGCGTAGTACGCCAACCGGGGCTCGTTCGGACGGTGCGTGATAGCCACAACCGCCTCCACGACCTCGGGCGGGAATGCCTGGCGCAGGTCCGAGAGGACTGACGGGTCGCCGTCCTCCACGACGTCATGCAGCCAGCCGACCGCCTGCGTGACCTCGCCTTCCCCTGCCAGGCGCCGCACAACGTCCTCGACGTGCGCCCTTACGTAGGACCGCCCCGCCTTGTCGACCTGGCCCATGTGCACCGACCAAGCACAGAGCCGCGCCTGACTCAAGAGCGACAGACGCTCCGCGATCTCCATCTCGCAATCCTCCCACCCCGCACCGACAGGAGTCACCATGTCCTTCAAGTCGCTCAACTTCCGGGAACCGTCCGTCCTCCGTGGCGTCATCACCGCGATCGTCGCGCTGCTCGCGTCGATCGGCGTGGTCGTGTCCACGGACGTGACCGGTGCCGCTGAGGGCCTGATCCCCGCCGCTGCCGTGATCATCCCGCTGGTGCAGTCGCTGTGGACGCGCGCTGCTGTGTTCTCCCCGAAGGCTGTGGCGCAGATCGCCGGGAAGCACGAAGCGCCTGAGGTCTGACCGCACCCGCCCACTTTCGTCACACCCCGAAACTCCCCTGAACTAAGGAGCCCCCGTTGGCCAACGCTGTGTACACAACGGCCCGCGAGGGGCACCTCGCCGGCGAAATCGACTTCGACACCGCAGTGTTCAAAGTCCTGCTCGTGCGCGGCTACACCTTCTCGGCGGCCCACAAGTTCGTCTCCGACGTGACCGGTGCTGGCGGGACCATCGCCGCCACCTCAGCTGCCCTCGCCTCGAAGACGGTCACCGGTGGCACGGCGGACGCGGCCGACCTGACCTTCACCGCCCCTGCTGTGAGCGCTTCCGCGCATGTGCTCATCCTGATCCAGTCCTCAGCGGTCACCGGTGGCGCCGATGTCGCCGCCTCGGCGCAGCGCGTCGTCACCTACCTCGACACCGGGACCAACCTGCCGATCCCCTCGCTCAACGGGGGCGACGTGGTCGTGGCTTGGAACGCCTCCGGGATCTACAGCATCTAATGGCCCGCTACAGCATTCAGACGACCAAGACGTCCGGTGCGGCGGCGGCCTGGCTGGCGCAGTTCCGCACCGGTTCCGCCCGTGACGCCCGCGTGTTCGAGGTCGGCGTGTTCACCACCACGGCGGTTGCGGGCACCGTCGGGCTGATCCGGTCGGCGACGGTTGGGGCGACGTTCACATCGACGGCGACTGGCGCACCCTACGACCCTGTCTCGGCCGCCGGGGTGGCCGTTATCGACACGGCGGCCACCACCGCGCCCACAATCTCCGGTACCCCCGCCTACTTCAAGCAGGCCGTGTTCCCGGCCACGGCCGGCTCCGGGGTGATCTGGTCGTTCCCGAACGGCCTCATCGTCCCCATCTCCTCGGGTCTGCTGCTGTGGCAGCTGAGCACGGCAGCGGTCGGCTACAACTTTTACGTCGACTTCGAGGAATGAGCTAGCGCCGTGGCCGTGCTGAGTGGTCAGTCCGGCGTCATCGGAAGCGCAACCTCCCTCCCGCAGTCCTATGCCGCGCTGCCTTCGAGCCTGTCCGCTACTCGCGTTGCCCAGTCCACGGTGGTCCTCGGCTCGGATCTGACGGTGACGGTCTCCCCGGGCGCGGCGTCCAGTGCGTCCGCGGCGTCCAGCCCGGCGGTGACGCTCTCGGTCTCAGTCACCCCCGGGACCGGCTTCGGCGTTCAGCCGTTCGGCACGTCGCCGTTCGGCACTGGCTATCCGACGGCCGGAACCGACCCGACGGTGTACGCGCCGTCGGTGACGGTCGGCCCGCCCACCCTCACTGTCACGCCCGACCTCACCGCGGTCAGCCCAGCCGCATTCGGCCCGGATGTGAGCGCGTCCCTGACGTCGACCCCCGGGATCGCCACCAGTACCCCTGCGACGTTCCCGCCGGCCCTCACGTCCACGGTCACCGCCACCCCGGATCTCGCGGTTGCTACCCCGGCAACGTTCGCCCCTGCGCTGTCGACGCCGACCACCGTCACCCCTGGTATCGCCAGCGGCACCGCGACCGCACTGAACCCCACGCTCAGCGCTGCTGTCACCGTGGTCCCCGGCCTGGCTGTCGCCGCTGCGACCGTCTACGCGCCCACCCTCACCGGCTCGACGACGGTCGCTCCCGACGTCGCCGGTTCCTCGCCGACGGTCTACCAGCCTGTGGTCACACTCGCTGGCGGGCCTGTCACCGTGGTCCCCGACCCGGCCTCGAGCTCCCCCAACGCGTACGCGCCGACCGTCGGCGGAAGCATCACCATTGCCCCCGGCCTGGCCGTCGCCAGCGCTGCCACGTTCGCCCCCGCCGTCGCAGGAACGGTCACGGTCACCCCCGACGGCGCGGCGACCATCGCCACCGCCTACGGGCCCGTCATCGTCCCCACTGTGACCCTCGGCCCCGTCGTCGCCACCAGCGCACCGGACACATTCCCGCCGACGGTCACGACCGGAGCGGCGCCGGGCAGCCTTCCCACCGACGCCCCACCTGAGCGAATCACCACCGTCGCCGCCGAGGTCCGCATCTACCGAATGGCCGCCGACCTACGCACCACCACCGTCGCCGCGGACGACAACCGGCAGAGCGCGCCCGGTGCAGACCCGCGAATTATCAGCGTCGCGGCCGAACGTCGAGACGTCACCATCTAAGGAGCCTCGTGGCCGCCACGTTCAAGAAGGATCCGCAGGCGAAGCTCGACTACGCCATCGACTGGGGCAGGTGGCTCGCGCCGAGCGACAGCATCACGACCGCCACATGGACTGTGCCCGCCGGCATCACCAAGACCGCCGAATCTGTCGACGGAACCAAGGCCGTCATTTGGCTGTCCGGCGGCACCGTCGGCCAGACGTACTCGGTGACCTGCCATGTCGTCACCGCTGAGGGCCGCGAGAACGACAAGACCGTCGTCTTCCTCATCGCTGACCGATGACACTCCCCAGTCTGCCCGCGCTGAACTCCACCACCTGGTTCGCGTACTCCTCGGCGGTCGACAGCGCCGTGCGGACGAACTCCGCGGCCCTCACCAACCTCTATGCCCCCCGCCGAGGCGTCGTCATGTTCACCATCGACGACGGCCGGGCAGACGCCGACGCCTTCGTGCAGATCCACGAAGCACGCGGCCAGAAAGTCACCCTCGGCATCGTGTCCAGCCTTCTCGACACCACCAACAATCTGACGTCGGCGCAGGTCCTCGCCTACCACCAGCGCGGCCACGAGATCGCCAACCACTCCAAGACGCACGCCAACTACACCACGCTGACCGCGGCGCAGCGGGCCACCGAAACCGACGACTGCCAGACCTTCCTGACCAGCCTCACCGGCGCCGCCCCCAAGACGTTCATCTACCCGCAGGGCGACTGGAACGCGGCCTCCGACCGGGAACTGTGCGGACGGTTCCGCTGCTGGGGGCTCACCGTCTCCCCCGTCACCTCGCTGCCCGTCGCCTACCCGCTCGGCGGCAGCAACCCGCGCTTCTACCGCATCGACGTGCAGGACCCGGCGAACCTGGAACGCGCCAAGGAACTGATCCGACTCGCCGCCGTGTCACCGATCGCGGTGTCCATGTTCATCCACTACGCGGACCAGGCCGGCACCGTCACCACCGCCCAGTACGTGTCACTGGCGCAGCTCGCCGCCGACCTGGGGGTGCCGTCGGTGCTGCCGCGGGACATCGTCGGCGGACTCAGTTTGCTTCAGGACGCCTCGTTCGAGGTGAACCCCATCGCCAGCTGGATGTCGCTCAACACCGGCGCCGGGACCGCCGACTCCGGCACCATCACCCCCGACGCGGGGATCGCGGGCACCCGCGGCCTCGTACTCACCGCCGCCAACCCCGACATCGCCGGCCGCTCCCAGGCCGTGCCGCTGGTGGTGACCGGCAAGTACCGCCTGTCCGGCCGGGTCAAGGTGGCGTCGGGGAACCTGATCACCAACGACTTCAACATCCGGCTGCGGTATCGGGCGTGGGACGAGACGGCGGTCTCCTTCGAGGAGGGGTATCCCGCGCTGTCGGCGGTCGGCACGTGGGCGCGGTTCGAGCAGGATTTCACGGTCCCAGACGGCACGGCGTTCGCCTACGTCGACCTGATGTGCGTTCCGAACGCGGCGGGCCGGTCTGGGGTGTTGCACGTCGATCACGTCGACCTCCGGCCCACCAGCCAGGGCGGCCTCGGATAGTCCCACCGCACGGCACCACCGCACACCTCGCCGCCTCGCTTGGCCCAACCCGGGTCGAGCGGGGCGGCGTTCTTTGCGTTCGGGAAGCGTGTGGCATCGTGTCGCCGGGGACGTGCTGCACCCATGGCGTACCCATGATCTTCGTCGAAAGTCGCGGCGGCAGGAAGATGCAGGTCGCGATACCCCGGGGCGGTAGCTCAGCTGGTCAGAGCATGGGACTCATAATCCAACAGGCGTCTAATCGTGGCCTGGGATTTCTTAGACACTGAGCGTGCATCGCCTAGACATCCGTCTCAGGAAGTCGCACACTGTCGCAGTGTTCACGCGCTAGTGAACCCACGGTGTACCCATGATCTTGATGCAGGGAGACCCTTGGCAGCACGTCGCAAGCCCGGCATCGAGGTCCGTGAAGCCGCAGACGGAAGCCGCAGCTACCGCATCAGGTGGCGCCAGGACGGTCGCAACCTGTCGCACAGTTACACCCGCGAGAAGGAGGCAGTCGACGCCCGCGCCCGCATCATCGCCGCCGGGAACCGTTGCTCCTGCCCCACACACCGACCCGCCGTCAAGCCCCCTGCCCCCGGGCTCGGCGGCGGGTCGCTCACCTTCGGGCCGTTCGCGCGACAGCACGTCGCCAACCTGACCGGCGTCGGCCCCGGCTACCGCGCCCGCTTCGCCCGCGAGCTCGAACTGCACTTCGCCGACTTCCACGACGCAGCCCTCGACGGCATCACCGACGTCAACGTGCGCACGTGGATTCGTGGCATGGAGGACGGCACCCACCCGTGGCTTCTGCGCCACGACAAGGCCGCAGACGAGTGGCACCCGGACCCGAGGTCGGCCACGACCATCCGCCGCCTCCTCGCCCAAGCTGGGGCCGTCATGGCGTCCGCGCAGTCCGAGGGCCTCGCGCAGCGCAACCCGTTCAAGGGCCACCGGCTCGGCCGCCGCGACCGGGACCAGCACACGGAGATGACCGTCCTCACCCACGACGAATGGGCGATCCTCCAAGCCGCGATCCCGGCCGGCGTCTACCGCGACCTGGCGACGGTGATGATCGGAACAGGGATGCGCTGGGGCGAAGCTTCAGCCCTCGGACCCGGGCACGTCGACCCGTTCACCACTCCCCCGGTGCTGCACGTCGCCCGCGCCTGGCAGGACAACGGACGGGGCGGCTACCAGCTCGGCACGCCGAAGTCGCGGCGGTCGCGGCGCACCATCGAGTACACGAGCGCGGTCCTTGAGGCGCTCATCCCCCACCTAGCGGGCGCGCGGGACCACGTGTTCACCACGCCCAGCGGCGCCCCGATCCGGCACAGCAACTTCTACAACCGGATCTGGCTGCCCTCACTCAAGCGCGCCGCAGCCACAGGGCTCACGAAACGGCCCCGCATCCACGACCTCCGCCATTCACATGCGAGCTGGTGCATCGCAGGCGGAATGGACATCGCCGCCGTCTCACGCCGGCTAGGGCACGAGACGACGGCGCTGACCGTCGACACCTACTACCACCTGATGCCCCAGACCTCCGCGCTGGCGCTGTCGATCCTCGAGCAGGCCATGCCTACGCAGCCGCCACGCTGAGCGGACACGGCTCCCGCCGCGGTTCGGGTATGACGACGTCCCCCAGTAACTGGCACCGCCACTCCTCCAGCATCACGCGCGCGTGCCGGGGCGCGGCTGGCTTGTCCAGGTCCAGGCATACAACCAGCACACCCCCGATCCGGGCGGCTGCCGCGATGGCCCGCCCCGGCAGTGGTGCGCAGATCACCTTCGCCTCGTGTCCATCCAGAATCGACACCGTGTAGCTGCCGCACAGTGCGACGTTCAGGGCCGCGAGGCCCTCCTGACTGATCAACCGATCTACCACTTCGCTCCCCCACCTCATCCGGTCGCGACAGAGTCGCACGACTCTGTGACATTTAGGTGGGATCGTGTCGCTCTCAGTAAGCGGGCGCTAGCTGTAGTAGGAGCGCGTTAGGCGTTGTCAGGTTGTGACGAGCGGCGCTGCTCGCGTTGTGACTCTTCCGCGATGATTTGGAGCAGGCGCGCGGTCGTGGCCCGCTTCTCCTCGTCGGACACTTCCTCGTCGCCGAAGTACCGCGCCACAACGAAGGCCACGTCTGACGAGGACGTATCCACCACGTTGAAGCCCGCCGCCACCTGCGCGGCCCGCGACAAGTCCTCTTCCGAGATGGGCAGCACGCTGGCGAGACGCTGCACCAGCTCGGCCGGCACCTTGTGTCCGCCCTTGCGGGTCACCCTCGGATTCAGGTGGTAGTAGGCGCCCGGCATCTGGTTCTTGGAGTAGCCCGCCCTGCGGAGCAGCTCGGCCTCCGAGACGTCCTGCCCCTCCAGGCGAATGAGGGCCCGACGTGCTTCTTCTACCGCCTGAATGAATGCGTCCACAGTGTTCCGCACCTTATGGCCCTTCCCTCCCTTGGCTCCACCCAGTAGGGGGAGGTGACGGGCTGTCGTGACTCCCCGTGGTTGTTCAGGATTTTGCGACACGCCCGAGAACTTCTCTCACAGGGTTGCACACCGTCTAAGATTCCTCCATAGTCATCTCAACGCTTCACACGGCGGAGTGAACTAGCTACAGGGGGAATGCAGACGTGACTGACGTCCTGAGAGACCGCGAGGTCTTCACCGTGGCGGAGGCGGCGAAGCTGCTCCGCATCAGCGAGGCGACGGTCTACCGCCTCGCCTCCGAAGGCAAGGTCCCGCACCGCAAGATCCGGGGCACCGGCATCCGCTTCACCGGGACCGACATCGACGAGATCCTCGCCGCTGCCGCCCGTGGCGCCGCCGCGTGACCGCCCCGAACGTCGGCATCGTCACCGCCGTCCAGCAGCTCCAGGCCGAGCGTGACGCACTCCGCGAGGTGCTCCGCACCGTCATCGCCGGGGTTCCCGACCACGCGAAGTACCACGCCGTGCACTTGTCGCCCGACGTGCTCGCCGAGATCCGCCGCCTCATCTGATCGCCCGCTCTTCACGTCAAGGAAGAGCCATGAACGCATCAGAGAAGTACACCGGCCGTCCAGAATTCTTGAACAGCCCTCCAAGCCCCCCGCCCGAGGTGTCTAGACCCCACCTCGGACGGGGTGACCCGGCACGCCAAAACGCCGCCCCCACAAAGCCAGGCCAGGCCGGGGACGGCGCTCGACAACAGAAAGGTACCGCAGTGACCGCATTGCAGCCCTTCACCTTCCAGGACCAGTCCGTCCGCGTCGTCACCGACGACCTCGGCGAGCCCTGGTTCGTCGCCGCCGACGTGGCCAAGATCCTCGGCTACCGCATGGCCTCCGACATGACGCGGACCCTCGACGACGACGAGCGGGGTACGCGTCCGGTGCGTACCCCCTCGGGCGACCAGGACCAGACGGTCCTGACCGAGCCCGGCCTCTACTCGGCGATCTCGCAGCGGCAGACCGGCCGCATTGTCGATGACCAGGCCCGCGAGACGGTTCGACAGTTCAAGCGCTGGGTCACCCACGACGTCCTTCCCGCGATCCGCAAGACCGGCTCCTACGGCGTCACGATGCCCGACCTCACCACCCCCGCCGGCATCCTCGTCATGGCCGAGCAGTTCGCCGACACCGCGCGGGCGCTCGTTGCGTCACAGCAGAAAATCGCCGAGCTCGAGCCGAAGGCCGACCTCGCCGATACCTACCTGATCGCGCAGGGCGGCAACCGCAAGGTCCGCGAGGCCGCGAAGCTGCTGGCGATGCGGGAGCGGGACCTGCGCCGCTTCCTCATCGACGAGCGGCTGATCTTCGCCCGGCACGCCCGCTGCGGCGACGTCCAGTACGACTTCTACGCCGAGTTCGCGCACCACTTCCAGGCGATTGAGCACGTCGTCAACCACACGTGGGGCAGCTGCTCCCACTACACGTTGGCGATCACCCCGCGCGGGATCGACCTGATCCGCCGCCGGATGGCGAAGATCGCGCTCCCCGCCGACGAGGCCGCCTCGCAGCTCACCACGGCAGGTGCGGCATGAACGCCCGCTGGGGCTGGTGGGCCGCCGCCGTGGAAGCGCTAATCGTCGCCCTCAACGTCGCCTGCCTGATCTTCTGGGACGGCGGTCCGCTGAACTGGATGGCAGTCGTCATCTGCACAGCTAGCGGCATCTATTGCTTCAAGCTCTGGCGCGAAGAGGTCCGGGACGAGGCCCTGCATCGGGCCATGCTCGCTCGGCTCGACGCGCGGATCGCCCGCGTCTGGGGTGAGCAGCGATGACCGCCGCCTGGCACCACCTCACCTCGCCGTGGGGCCTCGTCGGTCTCGGCATCTACGCCGCTGCCGCCGTCGTGTTCCTGCTGGCGAACCACGGCGCGCACCGCACGCCGAAGCCGCCGTGGACGAACTGGACGTTGGACCAGCCGCCGGTTCCCACCCAGGCCGACATCGACGCCACCTGGCTGGACGCGTGGCCGGTGTCCGACGACACGGCGGAACTGCACCTGCGCTTCGACCAGATCGTGTCGGCCGAGGAGTGGGCGGCGTGACCGCCCAGGTTGCCGCCGACCTGAGGGCCGCTGCGGAGGTGCTCAAGCGCGACGGCTGGACGCAGGGCGCCTACCACTCGGACGACGGCTGTCACTGCGCTCTCGGTGCCATCGCCAGAGTGATCAGCGCACGGTCGGACCGCCCGAATCCTGACCGCTGGAAGCCGTGGGCCGACTCGTCCGTGCGTCTGCGCCTCGACGCCCTCGCACTTGCGAACCACCTCGGCGACCCGGTCTTCCCGCGACTCGCGGTGACCGACTGGAACGACGCCCCCGGTCGCACCGCCGACGAGGTCATTGCCGCACTGGAAGCCGCCGCAGACGCAGCGGAGGCCGACCAGTGACCGCCGATACCGCCCCCCTGCCCGGCGAGTCCTCGGGCCGTCACAGGGCCGCACGCCTGTTCCCCCTCGGCGTCGAAGTCCACCACGCCGTTGCGAGGGCCGGTTACCGCTGGGTCCCCGTTCACACACACCACAGCTTGGAGACCCCGGCATGACCATCACCCGAGAGCAGGTCGCGGACCTGCGGCCTGGCGACGTCGTGGAGCTCACCCACGCCAGCCACGAGGGGGTGACGCTCCGGGGGCCCGCCAGGACTCATCGGGACAGTCGCGCCGTCTGGGTCGGCGACACCCTCCTGATGGACCTTCGGGGCGAACTTCGAGACGCCTCCCGCTGGACGCACCTCACCGTCGTCTCCCGCGCCCCCCGCCCCCTGTACGTCAACCACCCGCGCACCGAGCCGACTCACGGAGACACGGCGGCGTGGGTAGGCGACCAGAGCGGACGTGTCTACTGGCGCGCCGACGGGTTCTGGTTGTGCAACGACGGCGGTAGGTACGACGCCGACCAGATGCCCGCCCGCCTCCGCCTCCTGGTCGACGGCGAGACCGGTCGGTGCGTCCAGTGACCCGCCGCCGCCCGCTCCCCGTGGAACCGACCGGTGCTGGCCTGCGCGAGCTGCTGCCGTGGCTCGCTCGCCTCGCCGACTGGATGGACCCGGCGGGAAACACCGGGCAGGCGTGGGGGCCGCGCGAGCCGCTGACCGTCCCGAGCGCCTGGGTCGAGATGGAGGCGGAGCGGTGAGCCGCTACGACCTGCCCGGCCCGAAGTGCAATCACGCCTTCTCGAAGCGGGTTATCCGAGTCGCAAGCCACGCGGAATACACCGCCGACGAGCCATTCATCTCGGCATGGATCTGCGAGCGCCCGGCCTGCCTCGCTGACGCCGACGAGTGCGTGCGCGCCTTCTCCCACCGCGAGCCGATCCACGTCAGGAGCGACAAGCGATGACCGCCCACCACTCCCCCGACGTCGACCCCTGCCTGATGCCCGTGGGCCACAACCGCGTGTGCCTGCTGCCCGGTGACCACGGCGGCGGCTGCGACGAGCCCACCGAGCCCGCTGCCCGTCACCGCTGCAAGTGCTCGCACGGGCCGTCAGTCCACACCGGCGGTTATGGGCGCTGCCACCTGTTCGCCTGCGCCTGCCAGCGCTACCGCGACGGCGACGAACTCGAGCAAGCCAAGCGCCGGCACCCCGCAGGCCGCGACCTGCCGCAGACCGCAGACATCAACGACTACCTCCGCCAGAAGGGGGAGCTGGCATGACCCTGATCGAACTGCCCGACCTCATCCAAGGCACCGACGAATGGCACGACCAGCGGCGCGGCATGGTCACCGCGTCCGTCGTCGGCAAGCTGATCACCCCGACCGTGCGCGTCGCCTCCAACGACTACTCCCGCGCCCTCACCGCACAGCTGGTCGCCGAACGCATCACCGGCTGGACCGACCCGACGTACGTATCCGACGACATGCTGCGCGGTCACGAGGACGAGCCGAGGGCGCGCGACCTGTACTACGAGCACTTCGCCCCCGTCCGCGAGTCCGGGTTCATGGTGCGGACCGAGGCGAACTGGAAGCTCGGCTACTCCCCCGACGGCCTGGTTGGTGACGACGGACTGATCGAGGTCAAGTCCCGCCGACCGAAGAAGCAGCTGCAAACGATCCTGTCCGGCGAGGTGCCCGCGGAGAACATGCCGCAGTTGCAGGCCGGGCTGCTCGTCTCCGGCCGCGAGTGGATCGACTACGTCTCCTACTGCGGCGGGATGCCCATGTGGGTCAAGCGCGTGCTGCCCGACGAGCGCTGGTTCGACGCCATCACCGCCGCCGTCATCACGTTCGAAGAGACCGCCGCCGAAATGGTCACGGCCTACGAGACCGCCACCGCAGGAATGCCCGCCACCGAGCGCGTCATCGAAATGGAAATGGTGATCTGAGATGTACGACGAGACCGAGAGCGTCGCGGTGGACGACCGCATGGTGCTCATGCAGCAGTACGTCGACCTGGACTCGGCGCGCAAGCAGATGGATAAGGAACGCAAGTTCCTCGAAGAGAAGTCACAGAAGCTCGCCGCCGAGTTCCGGCAGGTGTCCGAGCGACTCCGCAACATGCTCGGGTTCGACGACCCGATGGCCGCGGCAAAGCGTTCCCTCAATGACGAGGTGGCGAACCTGCGATGACCACCTTCGACCTGACCGAATCCATCGCCCCGAAGTCCGACCAGCTCAACGCCGAGGATCTGCTCACCGGCCCGCGCACGTTCACCGTCGCCGAGGTCAAGCGGGGCAGCGCCGAGCAGCCCGTCGACATCCACCTCGCCGAGTTCCCCGGCAGGCCGTTCAAGCCCTCCAAGACGGTGCGCCGCATTCTCGTCTCCGCCTGGGGACCGGACGCAGCCACCTACGCCGGCCGCCGCATGACCCTGTACCGCGACCCGGCCGTGCGGTTCGGCGGCATGGACGTGGGCGGGATCAGGGTCAGCCACCTGTCGCACATCGACAAGCCGATGACGCTCGTCCTGGCCGTCAGCAAGGGCAAGCGCGCGCCGTACGTCGTCAAGCCCCTCGCCGACGAACCGGCGCCCAAGGGTGAAGGCATCTCCGCCGCCGACCTCGAATCGGTCAACGCGGGGCTGACGGGCCTGGGCATCACCGACCGCGCCGAGAAGCTGGCGACCGTCAGCCAGGTCATCGACCGCGAGATCACGTCAGCAAGGGATCTGACCCGCGCCGAAGCTGCCGCCGTCCTCGACTGGATCAAGCAGGAGGAGCAGGCCGACGCCGAGCCGACGCTCGAGGGCATCTCGTGAGGGCCAACAAGGCGGTCGCCCTGGTCGGGATCTTCGTCGGCTCCGTCGTCTTCCTTGCCGGGTTGGCCTGCTTCTTCCTGGCGATCTGGACGGTCGGCCCGAACTCTGCACGCTGGGTCGGCACGGGCGCGCTCCTCTGCCTCCCCAGCTTCGCCCTGACGATGTTCGCGGGCACGGTTTGGAGTGACCTCGGATGACCGCCCCGTCGAACGTCACCCGCATCCACGAGCACCGCTGTGCCTATGGCCTGTGGGTGGCTGGCCGCTGGGTGTCGGCCTCCTCCTGCCACTTCGGCGACATCCTGCCGCTGGACCCGCCCGCACCGAAGCGGGGGGCCGTCGCGTGAGCGAGTCATGGACCACCACCCCCGGCGACCGGGTCACCGTCTTCCAGCGCCTCGGCCTGTTCGGCAGCAAGTGGCGCTACCACATCACCGCCGCGAACGGAGAGCTCGTCGAGTGGGGCGAGAGCTACAGCAGGCGCATCGCCGCGGTTCGTGCTGCCGCTCGGCAGCACCCGCGGGTGGAGTCATGACCGACCAGGACGAGAAGGGCCTCCGCTGGAACTCGGTCGGCGTCGCGGACGGCAGCGTCAACATCTGGATGGTCCCGCTCTGGCTCAAGGGTGACCGGGTCGTCAGAGCCGTGGTCTCGCCAAAGACCGCGCGATCCCTCGCCATCAAGTTGTTGCAGGCCGCCGATGCTGCGGAGGGCCAGCCGTGACCGAGGCGCAGCTTCAGCAGATGGTCATCGACCTCGCCCGCTGGGCCGGGTTCCTCCACTTCCACGACAACGACCCGCGCCGCAACCGCGCCGGCTTCCCCGACCTCGTGCTCATCCACACGACGACCGGCCGGCTCATCTTCGTCGAACTCAAGTCCGAGAAGGGGAAGCTGCGGCCCGAGCAGGACGTGTGGCTCACCCACCTCGGCGTTCATCACGAGTGCTACGTGTGGCGCCCCCAGCACTGGGAGACCGGCCTCATCCGCCGCGTGCTGCTCGAGGAACGGCGCGCAGTCGCATGACCGCCCCGACGCCCCGCCCGCTGTCGATGGACTGGCAGAGCCTCCCCACCTTCTGCGTCCGCTGCGAGATCCACCAGGCCACCAACCACAAGCCGATCTGCCCGGTCTGCCTCGACGACATCCGGCGGGAGGAGGCGCGGTGAGTGCATCGGCAGATCGCGTGCGCGACTTCCTCAACGCCCGCGCTGACATGACGGGGATAGATCCAGAGGTGGTCACCACCGTCAGCGTCGCTGGCCAGCGGCATGACCTGACGGTGTTCGACCTCTGGGAGCTGATCGGCGAGGCCGTCAGGGCTGAGGAGCGCGAGTCGTGAAGCCCCTCTTGCTCGACACCTTCTGCGGGGCCGGTGGCTGCTCCGTCGGCTACAACCGTGCCGGCTTCGACGTCGTCGGCATCGACAAGGAGCCGCATCCCGACTACCCGTTCCCGATGATCGTCGGCGATGCGATGGAGTACCTGTCCGATCTGGACTTCCTCGCACAGTTCGACGTCGTCCACGCCTCGCCGCCGTGCCCGTTCTACTCGACGGCGACGATCGCCAGCGCCCGCAGTAACCACCCGGACCTCGTGCCGCCGACCTTCGCGGCCCTGCGCGCCTGGGGTGGCGTATGGGTGATCGAGAACGTGCCCGGGGCTCCGATGCCCGACGCGATCGTTCTGTGCGGCGGCGCGATGGGACTCCCCCGCATCCGCCGGCACCGCCTGTTCGCGTCCTCCGTGCCGCTCATGTCCCCCGGGTGCGCCTGCACGGGCCAGGAGGTCGTCGGCGTCTACGGCGGCAAGCGCGGGTGGGGACGCAACGCTCCTCGACCCGATGGGACGTCACGGGGCCGGCGCGCACTCACCCACACCGAAGCCTGCGAGGTCATGGGCATCGACTGGATGGCTAGCCCCGGCGACGTGTCCGACGCGATCCCGCCGAACTACACGGAGTACATCGGCGGGCAGCTCATCGAGCAGTTGGAGAGGGCAGCCGCATGACCGCCCTCTGTCGTCCCTGCGCCAGGGACGACGCCGGGTGGCGCGATGCCCCGATGAGCATCGTCGACGGCGGCATCCAGATCATCACGATCGGCAACCGTCTCCAGGACGCCCTGGAGAACGGGAAGCACCGCGTTGAGAGCTACTACGCCCTCGTCCGCTTCCAGCGAGACCTGATCGCCCGCCAGTGCGCTGAGCAGCACCAGCGGCCGATGCAACTCAGTCTGCTCGAGGTGGCGGCATGACTCACTCCGGCAGCCGGACGCAGTCACTCGGGACCGAGCGCAAATACCGACCGCGTCCCCAGTCGTGTGCCACGACGTATGAGACGGATGCGCGCCACTCCCCATCCGGCCACCGCACCCAGGCGTCCTGCCAAGCCGGCACCCAGTTCCCGTCGTGCAGCACCTCCACGGCCCGCGGCTCCGGGAAGCGCCTGACGTCATCGCCCACGACACAAACCGTAGGAGGTCAGGGGTGAAGCCTGAACTGCTCACGGTCCGCGAGGTCGCTGACCTGTTCGGCGTCTCCCGGATGACCGTCTACCGGCTGATCGAAGACCAAAGCCTGCGAGCACGTCGCATCGGTCGCTCGCTGCGGATCGACATGCGCGACGCCAAGGAGTTCTGGCAGGACGCGAACACCATCGAATGGGAGCGACCGGCATGACCGCGATAGACCTGCCGTTCTTCAACGGCAACGCAGCCTGCGCCGAGACCGACCCGGACGCTTTCTTCCCGGAGAAGGGCGGGTCGACGCTCAAGACGAAGGCGATCTGCGCGGGCTGCGAGATTCGCGTGGCTTGTTTCAAGTGGTCGATGGACAACCGCGAGCAGGCCGGCACCTGGGGTGGCGTGTCCGAGACGCAGCGGAAGCGGCTGCTCCGTGCGCGCGGGAGGCGAGCCGCATGATCGCCCGCCTGCTCGCCGCCGTCGACAGCGCCGTCGACACCTTCCTAAACGCCGTCGTCGACCGGCTGATCGCGGCGTGGCTTGAGGAGGAGCGGTGAAACGTCACCCAACCGGCCGGTGGCGGTGGCTGTGTCGCCTTATCGGTCACCGCCGAACATTCGTTTACGGCCCGCATTGGTGCCGCCGTTGTGGGGTCATCGCGGCGTGGATCGAGGCGGGGGAACGGTGACGACCATTCAGGTCGACTTCGAGTGCTGCGGTGATGTCCTTGTGCTGCCGACCGCCTTGCGTGATGACCAGACGATGTTGGCGAATGCGTCGCTTATCGACACGTTGCTGATGTATGCCGAAGCCGATCACTCGTCGCGTCACCCGGAGTGCGCCCCGTGACCCCCGAGGAGCGCGCCCTCGCCGCCGCATTCATGGCCGAATGCTGGCCCACCGTCCGCGAGTACCGCGAGGGTGATCCGCCGCCGAAACGTCGTCCCCGCCGCCGTCCAGAGAATGTGGACAAAGGTGTGGACACGGCTCGAAAGGGGGCGGCGTGAATCGCCGGAATGGTTTGCCCAACGTCACTCTGACGTGCGAAAATAGGGCTGTCGACACAAGTCGACCCCCGGTCGTAAGCGGTGCTGGTAACACCACAACCGGGGGCCTCGCCAGCCGTGAAAGGGCTGACTGATGGAGAGCATTTCACCACATGGTGCCCGCCGTGAACAGGGGGGCTCGTGAGTGATGACGACGACGACGCCAAGGTCTCGCGCTACGAGTGGGAGCGGTGGGTCCGTCGCTGCTGCCTGCCGTCCAGTTCCAAGCTGGTCGCGTTCGTGATGGCCACCTACGCCGCCCGCGACGGCTCCCGCATCTTCCCGGGCGTCGCCCGCCTGGCTGCCACGACCGGGCTGTCCGAGCGGACGGTCCGCACCGCGCTGGGCAACCTCCGTGACGTCGGCCTGATCGAGCGCGTCTACCCCGGTGGTCGGCGCGGTCAGATGGCTTTCGCGGACGTCCACCGTCTCGCCATTCCGGCCGATCTGATGGACCGCGTTCCGATGCTCAACCCCGACGAGGACGCACTTCCCAAGCGGCAGCAGTTGCCGGTTGGAAAGCCGCGCGGAGAGGTTCCCAACCGGCAAATGAGCGCATCCCAACCGGCAACTGACGACGTCCAACCGGCAACTGACGACGTCCCAACCGGCAATGGTTGCACCCCAACAACTCAAGGATCAGCACATAGATCAGTTCAACCATCAACTGAGGACTCAAGTTTCGGGACTGAACTCACTACGGGTGGGATCGAACTTCCGACGAACGTCATCGCTGGTCGGTTTGGGAGGCGGGGGGCGTGACCGAGCCGAGAAGATGCAAGGGATGCCAGGGACCCATCCCACCTCGCCGCAACCTCTCTGCCGCCTACTGCTCGCCTGAGTGCAAGTGGGTCTCGGCCAGGCGGCGGTCACGGAAGGCCAAGCGGCCGACTCCTCTCGCGCCCCCACCGCCGCCAACCCACTGTGCTTCATGCGGCAAGGTCGCGTGCCCCACCGAGGACGCGGCAAAGGTAGCCAAGCGAGCGGTAGAGATCGCAACGGGTCGCACCAACGACGTCCGCTATTACCAGTGCTCCGACGGTTGGTGGCACTGGACCCGGCTCGACGCCACGCTCGACGGCTTTCGCGCCCGGTCCGGGAGTGGTGCGAAATGACGCGGACCGCGCACGTCCTCCCAGTAAATGACCTCATCGAACACGAGGACGAAGGCGACGACTGCCCGTGCGGGCCGACGGTCAAGCCATTCCCACAAGAGGACGGCTCAATGAACTGGGTCATCGTCCACCACTCCCTTGACGGACGAGAGAAGAACGAATGACCGCCCGCCCGCAGCTCGACGACCGCGATCCGCAGCCGCCGGCCGAATGGGAGCCGGCTAGCCACGAGTGGGCACGCAAGCAAGCCCTCGACGCCACCAAAGCCGCCGTGACCAAAGCCCGCGACGCCCGCAAGAAGCCAGCAGAGGAGACGACGTGAACGGCATCCCGCTGTCGTGGTGGTCGGCCGCCGACCTGCTCGCTCACGAAGACGGCGAGGACGAGCCGGTCGTGTTCGAGCCCATCGGTCGCCCCAGTTCGCTCAAGGGCCGCGCCATCCCGAAACGCGACGCCCGCAAGCCCGCCGAGATCCGCAACGCAAACGAGGAGAAGAGCAGCGATGAGTGACTACCCGACCGCACAGGACATCGCTCGGTATCGGAGGCACGACCTGACCCCGGACCTGTCCCCTGCCGAGGCTGCCAAGGCCGCCGCATTCGACGCCGCCCCGACCCCGCCCGAGGTTCGGGAGGCCGCGTTGCTCGAGGAGGTGGCGCGGGCGATCCGGCGCTCGTGGTTGCTGAGTTTCGACAACCGGGACGACTGGGACTTTGCCGAGGACGACACACGCATCCACTACCGCCGTCTCGCCGCCGCCGCTGTCGCCGCCTACCGAGCACAGGACGGCGACCTCCGCAACCGCATGGCCGACGTCGCCGACAACCTCGACTACTACGCGGGCAAGACCGACGGCGGCACCTACGCGGGCGGGCTGTCTGACGCGGCCGGGCACATTCGGGACGCGCTCGCAGGAGTGCAGGACGGCGGGGCCGAGGAGGCGGTGCGACGACAGGTAGCGGAGTACGCCTGGTCGCAGGGGTACGAGTCCTGCCGCCGGGGCGACCAGAAGCGCAACCCGTACCGCGCCGCCCTCGCCACGCGGGCCGGGGACGATCGGTGACCGCCGTGGATGTCTGCGGCGACTGCGAGCACCCGTGTGCTCCGGGTCGGTGTGAGTGCCCGCCTGAGTGTCCCGCGAGGCAGGCCGAGCCGGTGGCCGGTGAGTCCCGGTGACCGCCGTGGATGTCGACGCCCTCGCCAAGCTGCGGGAGGCGGCGACGCCGGGGCCGTGGGTTGTGCTGACGGGGCAGCAGGGCTACCTGTCTCACCCTGATTCGGCCCTGATCGTCGCGGCGGTCAACGCCCTCGCACCCCTCCTCGCCGAGGTGCGTCGGGGCCGGGCACTGCGGGACAAGGTGGTCGGGACGTTGCAGGCGTACGACCACGACGCCCGCTACGAGCACGACGTCGGGCACACGACGGCAACCGACCTCATCAGCGACCTCCGCGCCGCCCTCGCGGCCGTGGACGGCGGTGAGCAGCGGTGAGCGACAAGCCAATTTGTGGAGCCCCGTGTCCGAAGGGTGGACAGGAGGCATTGCAGCGTCGAAGTCACGCCGAGCTGGGCTGGATGGGGCACTGCAACAAGCGCGTGAAGCGCGAAGGGGATCGTTGCTTTATGCATTTGGCATCCGGTCAGACGGTCGTCCGCTGCCCTGGCAGCGGGCAGCGGACGTTGCGCGGGGGTATTGACGATCCCGACCGCTGCCCCGTTTGCAAGCGCGTCGCTTACGTCCGCCTAGATGGCACTACCGGCAGCCACCAAGGTCCCCCGCCGCAGCGTGCTGTGCCTCAGCGGGTTGACTTGCCCGGCGAGGAGTGGCGGCCCATCCCAGGATTGGAAGGCACGCACGAAGTCTCCAACATGGGCCGGATCTACTCCCTTAGGCGCCCCAAGGCAGCCAACTCCGGCCGAATCCTCCGACAGGCGCTGCTCCCTAGCGGTCACTACGCGGTCGTACTTCGTCGAGCCGACAAGCCGGCGGCCAAGCTAACTGTCCACCAGTTGATGATGCGGGCGTTTGTCGGGCCGCAAGAGCCAGGCGTTGTCGTTAGGCATCTTGATGGGGACCCGGCCAATAACGTACTGAGCAATCTGCGGTACGGGACGATCTCCGAGAATGAGCACGACAAGGTGCGTCACGGCACCCATACCTGGGCGTCGAAAACACACTGCCCGGCGGGCCACGCATACGACGAAGAGAACACCTACTTCTGGGGCGGTAGCCGCAGCTGCCGTACCTGCTCCCGTGCCCGCGATCGTGATCGCGATCGCTCCCACAGGGCACGCAATAAGTCGGCGGCAT